TGGGAACACGACCGGGCCGACCTCGTAAAGTTCGACTTCGTTGATGGTTCGTTCTTCCATTCCGTCAACTGCTCGAGCCCAATCTTCGTCAATGATTCGGAATCGGAATGACATGCCGGTGATGCCTCCGTCACGGATTGCGTCACGCACCGGTTGCACCAGCCAGTTGTCAGATAGGCGTGCCTTCACTCGAAGTCCGTGTGCGTCCTCGGTGAGCGAGGTGATTCGTCCGAGCGGGATTGAGCCGATCAGCGGATGCGAACCATGATCAAATTGCAAGATTGGCATGCGCATACCCAGCGTCCGCTTGAATGCTCCAGCAGCGATCCGTTCCCGATACAAACCGTATTGATCTTCGATCTCTGTCCATTGGTTGAACACTGCGCCATATCCGTCGAGTGTCAATCCGTCGCTGTTCTGCTCGACAGCGAAGTCGAGCTGGCGAACGATGTTGTCAGTTGAGCGTGTGATCGTGGTCGCCATGTCAGCTCCTCGTTCCTCTTTGATTTGTTCTGCTTTCCGTGCGAACCATTCACGAGCCGGTTCCGGGTTCAGCGGGTTGATGCCCCACAAATAATGTGCGACAGCGCCTGCACCCGGCCAATCCTCATGATCGGAATCGCTGTTCTTATCTGCCTCCAAATCGACTCCGTGACGAGCACCCCAAGCATTCGCACGAATCACTTTATCTTCGCTGATTTCTCCATCAGCCATCAATCGAGCCTCACGCAATGTGGAATCGGCCAGACCGTCGCCACCGAAACCTTCACGGTTCAGTTCCAATCCTCGAGCAGCAGCATCCTGAATGTATTGCGGGACATTCAGCTCAACAGCTCGCTGGCTTCGTTCTTCGCCCTGCCAACGATCGCAGTAATAGTCGCCACGAACATATTCATCCCACAATTCGCACCATGCGCGATCACCATCAATGTTGGATTCGTCATAGTGGATGCAGTTGCCACATGCACGACCTTCCGGCACGTCATCGCTAAGAGCCGGACGGTATGCGTCTGGGAGTTCACGGTTCTCGGCACGTTCGCCACCCGGCTCTATGCCTTCTTCAAGTGATAACGCAATCATCTGATCGATTGCATCCTGCTTCGATCCGTGACAGCCGAGCAATTCGCCATCTTGCTTCACAACTGCCCAACCAGCACAATCCGGATTGCCTTCCTCAATGAAGTACGGCATCGGTCACGCTCCTCCTGCCGGCTGCAGCTGAACAGACAAACTTCCGGTGTGACGCAGCAACGTCATGTCGCCAGTCGTGACAGCATCAACAACAGATTGCGGATCAAAACCACCGTCGACAAGTTGACGCATTGTTGACGCATCCTTCGAGCGGATATCAGCAGCATCCAAAACATCTTCTTGTAAGAATGGAACGTCGCTGTCGTCATACCAGAGTCGTGCAGCCGGGTCGGGTGACGGAATGAGTTGTGCGAGAGCTCCGGCAGCAGCCCGCCATAGCGGTCGAATCGTGCCATCAGCGAATCGTCGACGTGCAGCGTTGTAGTTGCCGGCATTCAGAGCGGAACCTTGCAATCCTTCAGAGATACCGAGAAATGATGCTGGGACACCGGCTGCTGCAGCGATCCGGGTTTCCCCGGCACCTTGCACCGCTTTCAGATTGAGCTGATCGAAGTTTGCTCCAACGACTTTCACATCTGCGCCACCACCGAGATACAAAGTTTTGAATGCTCGGTCAACGCCACGGTGCGAACTGTCCATCCGCTGCTTGAAAGTTTCAAACGCTTCCTTCGTGATCGATGGGTCGAAGGAAACCACCAGATTCGGCGTAGCCGAATTTCGCATAAAGGAATGTTTATATGTTGACAGTTCGTCGTCGGCAGCAACATCTGAAAGAACGGTGGACAGCCAAGTTCGTCCTCTGAACGGGTGACGTGGATCGGGCAACGGACGGAAGTGGCACACTTCTTCTGGAAGGAACATTGCGAGCTCTTCGCCGGCCTCGTCAAACACTGCGTATCCGACAAGTTCGGAGCCGTATGGCCGTCCGCTGTCAGGCTCGGTGACACTACCAGACAAAATTTTGACACGGTTCGGATCGAGCCGAACCATTTCGGCGTTGCCACGCACTTGCCGTCGAACCCAATAAGAGTTGCCGTACAAATCTGCGTCGACAAGCATGCGTGACAGCAGATCGCCGGTGGTTGCGTTCGCCCACGGTCGCTCAATCAGTTGCAGCGATTGGTTGCCGAACATGCGACCGGGTCGGCCATCGCTGAACGGTTGCCACAAGAATCGTGCTTCTGCAAACACGAGCATGCGTGCGTGGATTGCTGCAGCGACGATCGGGTTGCGTTGCCCTTGTAGAGCGGTGAGTTCTTCGGTGGTTGACGATGGTGCTATGTAGCGATGTCCGGAGAATGAGAATTCTTCGAACAGACGAAGATAGTCGTTCCATGACAGCCCGCTTGATCGGACTTCACTACTGAACAGATTCGCTAATGCCATTTCCACGCTCCAACGCCACACCGAACAACACTGCACCCACACCACCGACAACGAATCCGGCAGCGACGTGAGCGATCCCAGCGCCTATAGCACACGACACTATCCCAAATACTTGCAATCCAACTGCGATCTTTCGTCGCAGCAGCATTATTCGAATGCCATCCATAGATCAGCTCCTTCTTGAACCGGTGGTCGACTTGCACGATCGAGCGCCATCACGAGCCCGATCGCAGCATCAATTTTGCGTTTCGCTTTGCCTTTAGACAACCGCCATCCTTCGTTTGTTTGACGTGGAGCAGCAGACAGCACTTGATCGGAGAACACTGGTGAACCTGCGTGAACCATGTTGCCGGCACAAATAATTTCGTAGGCACGCTGGCAGGCTGGCACCATCCGCTGTGAGCTCTGCGGGAACTCGACCATCGCTAAACCTTCGTCAGCGAGCGCCTGCGCTGAACGTTCAAAGAACGCCGGGTCGTAGCAGAGCTCGACACATTCGAACCGGTGGTGCAGATCACGGATGTGGTTCTCCACTGCTGCAACATCAATCATGTTGCCATCCGGCAACCAGATTTGTGCTTCGGCAACAAATTTGCCGTCCTCATCTTTTTGGACAGCGACAACAGCGATCGAGTCATGTTTCAACGCCATGTCGATACCAACCCAAGTGGTTTCGTGCGGAACCAGTTCAGCTTCCGGATTGGAACAAGCATCCCAAGCTCCGACCGGCAACCAAGATTCGGTGGTGCGAGTCCACTGGTTCAACCGATAGCGCCTGAACGCCAACTCTTGGGTTTGACGTGCAGACACCTCTAAATCTTCCCGGTCAAGTAAACCTTCGTTCAGGTTCGGGTTCGCAGATTGCCATCCGGCAGGATCATCAACAGCAACATCGTCATCGGCCTGCCACCAGTAGAAACCGAACGTCGGATCGTCCTGCTCGCCGGCAGCGACACGCTGCCCATATTGGAACAGTTCGCCACACAACGAATCCAGATCGTGGCCGGCAGTCGTGATCCCGACCACCAGCGGATCAACACGAGCACCGGAACCCAACGTCAACGCATCCCATAAATCGTGGTTCGGCTGGACATGCACCTCGTCAAAAATGACTAATGACGGGTTCAAACCCTGTTGCAACCGGGCATCAGCAGACAGCACTCGGAACACCGAGCCGGTCGGCAAATACTCGATCGCATCCCGATACACCTTGCATAACTCGAGCAGCTCCGGTGCGTTCTGCACCTGCCATTTCGCTTCACCAAACACGATCCGAGCCTGCTGCCGGTCACCAGCAGCAGCATAAATCTCGGCCTGCTCCAACGACTCCGTCAAATGGTAGAGCGCCAACGCAGAACCCAACAAAGACTTGCCATTCTTGCGAGCCAACCCGATCAGAGCACGACGATACCTTCGCCGGCCATCAGCACGACGTTCCAACAGAGCATCAATCAGCCAACGCTGCCAATCGGTAAACACCAGCGGAGAACCAGCGTTGGCACCCTTCGCAACATGCAATAACGACTCCGCATAATCAGACACGAACGTCCCATCGGTATCATCCGACCGTGGAAGTGTCGCCCACTTCGGCATCCACAAATCAGCCGGTGCTTTCACGGCGTTCACGACGAGCACGCACCTCCTCCAACGCAGAACGAACCTTCACCTCAGCAACACCCAGCCTCGCACGATCCACTGGAGAGAACCCGAGCATCGACAAATTGTCTGCAATCTCCTTATCCAACGAACGCAGCCCGGCACGATCACGCCAATCCCCTTCACGCAACACCTGAACACGCAACATCTGACGCTCATCCAACTGCTCACACACCAACAACAACAGCTCTGCGTCAGTCTCAGCGATCCACGCACGACCAGACTGCCACGCACGCTCCCACAACGTGCGCCCGGCAGACGACAACGGTCGAGGTGGATCAGGAATCCCAATCGCA